ACCTCCCGTTTATGCTAGGAAAAGATCATGAGCAGATTTAAAGGAAAAAACGACATAGAATCAACCTCAACTCTTGCGATTGAGCGTTCAAAATACAATCGAGAGGCATTTCCTGAAAACCAAGGACTAGGCCCAGAGCAAGTTGTGGACTTTAACTTTGCCGAGAAAGGTCTTTATGGAAAAGTCAATAGGCAACTAACACCAGTAATAGCAAAAAAAGAGTTCCTTGTACCATTACAGATAACAAACGACCCTGTAGGTACAAAGCTGGTGATGAACTTTGTCGTAGAACAATTTAGAGACTTTGAAAATCACTTTATCAGAGCCTGTAGATTAGGTTTGTTGCCAGTCGATGATCCTTATTTATCCGCAATACAGGCTATAAAGACATACGAAGACCCACTAACAAACTATAGATCGTTTGTAGCGGAGAGCATGTCTACTTTTAATTCGACTTACTTGCAACAGTATATGGGGCGTGTCTTCACGGTTGAAGACTACATTCACTATCTCGTTGAGTACATTGAAAGACTACGAGACACATTTCCTTTAACTTTATCCGGGTTTCAACGGTCTTATAGGTCTTCCAATTTTTCCTCCGGGTTGTGTATTGACATTGCAGGGTTGCCAATTGGTGACGATGAATTAAAAGATGAACTTTTGTTAAGCAGCCCTGCTTTTGATTATTATCTTAATATGGCCAAACAGTACGGTTTTAGTGTCAGTAAACGCGCACCTAGCATTATTATTTCAGATCTTGCAAGTCCCGTCACAAAGAACTACAGATCTAAATACAACTTACCAACTATCGACTCAGTATTCACTGATCAATATGATTTTGCTTATAACAATGACATAAATCTTTTATCAAATTTAATTATAACAAATTATAACTCATTTGTCAACTTAAATCCAAGAAAAAAGATTTTGCAAACTTGTTCTGACAAAACCAGGGCGACATTCCGGAGAAGAACCCCTATAAATAATATTAATAATAATATAATATATAAATTATATATAGATTTAAGAAATATAGAAGAAAGAAAACCATTCAATGATAGTAGACTAAATATCATAAAAAATAATGCAATTAGAATATTAAAAGTTGACAATGAAAAAGCAATGAGATACATTGATGATCAGTTTAGGGCAAATTACAATCAGAAAGATGGAAGTTTAAACTCCTTTAGAAAAAAGTTTGAGAAAAGACTTGACAGACGTTGATAACGTGTTATAATGTAACTGACGATGAAATTTTGGAGGCACAATGATCTTTCAGGTCATGGACGACAAGCGTGAATGCTTTGCAGTTTACGCTAATGGTAATTTTTATTATGACAAACTACCTAAACAACTATCACATACTTGGAATTACAATGAGAAACTCAGTCAAAAAGACATTACATATTTTTATTTGTGGGTGCAGGGCAAGAATTTAAGCGAAATCTGCCCAGAACACTTAAAATATCGTTATGAAACATCAGAAAAGCGCATCAAGGCTCATTTTAACTCATTCCGTAAGGCATCAGTTAACTTGTCCGATGTTTGCTTTTATGATTTAGTTCCCGACAAGCATCTTCAGCATTATTATGAATGCCGGAATGAGATTTGTGAGTGGATTATGGAAAATAGCGAGAAGCCAAGTAACTATCGGCATCTTCATGATACTTACGAAACGATACAAGACATTTCGTCAAGAAAACTTAACATAAATAAGCATAAATTGTACAACTACAAGAACACAGACTTCAAGGCACGCACCCTTTGGAAAAACTTTGGAGAACAACAAGATATTTATGTAAATTATGACTTATTTGGCTCAGTTACAGGCCGATTGACAACCAAGCCGGGTTCATTTCCAATAATGAACGTAAAAACGGAACTAAAAGACATTGTGAGACCAACAAATGATGTGTTTATCGAGTTGGATTTCAATGCTGCCGAAATTCGCACCTTAATCTCGTTATCGGGACAAGAACAACCTAAAGGAGACATTCATGAGTTCAACCAAAAAGAAATATTTGAAGGGGCCACTAGAGAAGAAGCTAAAACTCGTTTCTTTGCTTGGCTCTATAACAGAGGATCAAAAGCCATTCAATCAGATTTCTACAGTCGAGAAAGAGTTCTTGGAGAGTATTATAGAGAAGGAAACATACACACACCCATGGGTAGAGAAATAGAGTGTGGTGAGTTTCATGCTCTCAACTATCTGCTGCAATCAACTTCGAGTGATAACTGCATGGATCGCGTAAATAAGATAAACAAGTTCCTTATCGGCACCAAATCACACGTAGCCTTTACGGTTCACGACTGCGTTATTGTTGATTTGTCCTTTGAAGACCGCCAAATCATCCCTCAGTTGAAAGAAATCTTTGAAGATACAAAACTCGGACATTTTATGTCCTCTGTTCACATCGGAAGAGATTTGGGTAACATGGAGAAGCTACAATGGTAATTATTGGATTGGGTAAAGCCGGCTGTGCTGTTGCAAAACTCTTCAAGCAACACAAGACATACCAAGTTGTTCTTTTGGATGAGGGTAAAGGTATTAAGAAATGCAATACAGTTGAAGAATATGACGAGATAGAATATAGCCCACCCAAAACATGGCTGAAAAAGCACTCTGAGGCCCTTGTAATTACTTGCGGTAGTGGTAAGGTGTCTGGTGCTATTCTGCGCGTTTTAGAGCCTCTCAAGAGCCTTAGAACGACTGTTTGTTACATAACCCCCGAGTTGGATTATCTATCATCGGATGCCAAGAAAAGAAACCGAGTACACTTTAATGTTCTGCAAGAATTTACACGGTCTGGTATGATTGATGAAATGATTCTGTTTGATAACGAACTAACACTGGAAAACTTTGGTCACGGTTCAATTAAGGACTATTATGACAAAGCAAACCACTATTACTATTCAGCCATACACATGAATAACTTCTGTAAAAACGTTGAGCCAATATTTGGAGAACATCATACGCCGAGAGAAATTTCGAGAATCACGACACTTGGTATGGGATTTCTTGGAGAAAATAAAGAAAAGTTATTCTTTCCACTTGACAACATTACAGAGACGTGTTACATTATAAATGTGAGCAATGATGATCTAGAAACTAATGATGATCTAATCCCTACCATCAAAGAGATGGCCTATGTCAACAAAGAGTTAGAAAGAGAAACATCGTTCGCAGTGTATGAAACTCCACATGATACTCATTTTTATGTGAAGCACTTCACTCACTTTTTACAAGAAAAGTAAAAAAAAATCCTTGACAACAACAAGTAAACATGTTACATTATAAATGTGATTCAAATCACGCAACACTCATTAACAAACAAAGGAGTCAACAATGAGCATTACAAACCAATTTCGAGTAAACACCGTAACCTTTACTAAGGCTGACGGAACCCAACGTACTATGAACTACATTAGTTTTTCGGATCTTCCGCAACAATTTGTTAGTTCATTTGCAAAGCCACGAACTATGGCACCTGGTCTGGAACTAGTGTGGGATGTTGATAATAATGGTTTCCGAACCATTAACTTCAATCGTCAAATTGGCACTATCCGAACTGGTCACCGACAAGTCACCATTACACGCGGCTAACGTTCTCGAGTTTTGCTGGTTTCTCACACAAAAAACCTTCAATTTTTAACCACGGAGATAACATGAGCAAAAAGCAAAAAACATACAAAGGTCGTCCCGTAAAGGAATCTTACCAAACAGATGAGCAAGGATGGAGCGGAGATGATGCCTACCATAAAGTATCAGATGGTAAAGGTGGATACAAATACGTCGATGATCATGAATTAGATTAAAAAATCTTAACTTTTTTACTTGACAACACATACAAAATATGTTATATTATATATGGACGTAAGGTTGAAACCCTGCGTACCTTAGTGATTAAACACAAAAAAATAGCAACCATAAGGAGACAAACATGGCTATTAATCTAGAAGCGATGCGTGCTAAACTAAATGCATCTAAAAACGGCACATCAACTAACAAAAAGAATGACTTTAAATGGAGACCATCCGAGGGAGATCAATCAATTCGTGTTCTTCCCACAGAAGATGGCGACCCGTTCAAAGAATTTCATTTCCACTATAATGTTGGAAGAAACCCTGGCATTTACTGCCCTAAGAAGAATGACGGAGATGATTGCGCAATCTGTGAATTCGCATCTAAACTCTGGCGTGACGGTGTTCAAAATGATGATGCAACACTGAAGCAAGAAGCAAAGAAGCTATTTGTTCGTAAGCGTTACTATTCACCTATTCTTGTTCGCGGTAAAGAGACTGAGGGTGTAAAAATTTGGTCTTATGGAAAGACTGCCTATGAAACCCTTTTGGGTTACGTTCTTGACCCTGATTATGGAGACGTTACAGATCCTGAAACCGGAACTGACATCGTTCTTAATTATCATGTACCAGGAACACCAGGTTCTTTCCCGAAGACCACTCTTAAACCTCGTCGGCGCCCAAGCGTTCTCTGTGACGATGCAGTCGCCGATTGTGCTGAACTGCTGAGTTCCATTCCAGAAATCGAAACACTTTTCGACAAAAAGAATGCAGATGATGTACAGGCTCTACTTGATGGCTACTTGTCCTCCGATTCGTCCTCCGAAAGTCGATCAAGAGAGACTTCTAAGTACTCACAGAAAACAACGGGCATCGACGAGGCTTTTAAGAATTTCATGAATAATGATGATTGAGCCATAGTCCTCCTGTGTTGTGTGAGGGAGAGTCATCCGCCCTTGGTTGGAAAAAAGGGATGGCACATTTTTTAAACAAAGGAAAAACAAAAATGAGATACGTAATTATTCTAACT